CCCGGTATCCGAATGTCAGCAGCACAGCCGACACGATGCTGGCTAGTGTCTTTGCTCCCCACAGCATCATTGACAGCCTTTGATCGGAAAGCACTGTTGACCATGACAGGTTTGCCACCAAGGACTGTTTTGACTTCTTCCAGAAATTCGGCAAGGCGTGTGAGGTTCGCAAGTTCAGCATCGTTGGGGGTGTTGTCCAAATCCCGGTGATCGGTATGGGTCAATTCTTCAAGGGTGAAATGTTGGGACAAATTCATTTTTTGCTCGCAATCGCATCAGTTTTGTCTTTGCTACCAGCAGACGATCCAAAATAATAATAGATCACTGCCATCAGCGTTGCATCAAGTGTCCCCAAAGCTCGGGCAACAAGTTCTCGCATATCGCCACTGATCGTGCCGTTAAACAGCTTCCAGTTGACGGCTCCCCATACGATGAACACAACCCCTGCGATTATCCGAGGCGTCCAAATATCGCCAGTTTTGACAGCCATTTCTCGCGCAGACGCTCGATCACCGGCGTGGACTTTTTCCATATCAATGTCAAGTTGTTTGACCTTGAGCACCAGATCGGCCTCTGCCTGCTTAATTGCCGCCATCTGTTCAGCATTCAACGTCCCGGACGACAAAGCATCTTTGACTTGATCTTTGGTGGCATCAGTCAGCCCGATAGCTTTGCCAATCGCATCAACAGCCATCCCGGCCAAAGGGCCTCCAAGCAAAGTCGCCGCTGTGGGCGCAAGTTGTTTAAGCCATTCCATCATTTGCCTTTCAGTCGTTCATGAATCACCGCAATGTCTTGCCGATTGTGTGCAATGTCATCACGGTTTTTTTGTATTTCTTTTTCAAGGTCTTGCCGCAGTTTCTCACGCGCCAATTCAGCACCAGTGTTGGAGGCTTGCTTGTTGTCGCTTGTCACTACCAAACTGATTTTGTTATTCAACACCGTGACTTCATGATTCAATGTGTTGAGTGCAGACATCAAATACACCACGCAAGTAAACATGATTGGCAGCACAGCAAACGCCGCCTTTTCAATCAGCTCATGTTTGGCTTTGAATTCTTCACTCATTTGTCACACCTTTCAATAACGTCTTTGACTTTGCGCTCAATCAGCTTGTTTGCGCCACGGGCCGCTTGTAAGTCAGCATACAGAAAACCAGTGAGCGTAATAAATCCAACAAGGCACAACATACATACGATCAACCCCAAGGTAATGACAACTGATTCTCCCGATGCAGGCGAATTGCCCATAGAAGCAGAGCGAGATACGCCGCCCCAAGCAGAACCACCGCCGCCTGCCCCGCGCCCGTTACCAGCTTGTCTTTTGCCTCTTTGCGTTGCCATTCCTCATGAACCCTTTGCAACTCTGCTTCTTCCTTGGCGATCCTGTCATCTTCCTCCATGCGTTGCAAAGTTGCTTCAAAGTCTGCCCAGAACCCGCCGGGCAAACCCAGTTCATAAATAATCATGTTCCGCAACTCAGCATATTGTTTTTTCAGCTCAAGTTTTCTGGACACTTCTTCAAAGGCCAGTACCTGTAAGCTCTTGTCTTTGGGGGGGTTGATCCTGAGTTCTTGTTCGGCTTTTTGAAGTTTGTCATTGCCCTCAAGAACCTTGCTCACAAACCCTGTTACCTGACTTGTAAGGTCGGCAACTTCTTTTCCTGCGGCTTGCGCCTCTTTGACCACGGCACACAATTTTCGGACGCCACTAATGGCCCCCTGAACCATTGCGAATGCCGTGATCGGGTCTATTCAAATCACCTGTGTAGTGAAGTCCAGATGACGCCAGCCATACCAACCAACATGACGCCACAAGCCTTAATCAAGATGCCCTCAAGCCTTTTGAGGCGCGCATTGATTTGCTCATACCGCAAAGCACACACAGCTTCGTGTGAGTTCAGCCTTGCCTCTGTTTCGTTGATTGTTGCCATCATCTGAACCTCGGCCCGTGAAACCACATCGTGGCTGAATAACGAACACCGCTTGTAACGGGCGTGACACGGTGCTCAAGGATTGAGGGGAAAGCAATGATGCTTCCCTTGACCAGTGGTGCGGTGTATTGAGAGTACAGCCGCAACTGGAATTCGCCGCCTTCAAATTCTGACGGGTCGTTCAACAGGCAAACCACAGAGACTTTGCGGTCGGTGTCTTTGCCAGCCAGAGGAAAATAATCAACGTGCCAATCGTAGTGTTGCCCGACACCGTACTGGGCAAATTGAATTGCCTCCCTGCCCGGTATTTCATAGCCCCAATTACTTTCGGCGTTGGCGATTGAAGCAAACTGTTCCATATAGTCGGCAAGCCAAAAATCGAATGGCGCAAACACCACATCAGTGTTGCGCTGTGATTCAATTTTGACATCGCCATCAATACCCATAGCGGCATCGACCATAGGCAAAGACATCATGTCTTGTTTTGCTTTGTCGCACATTTCAGGGGCGATTGCCCCCAAATACCAAATTGGCAAATGTTGTGTCATATCTTATCTTTCAAACAACAGACCAAGACGATCCGGTTGGTATCGTAACAGTAACCCCGGTGGCAATCGTAATTGGACCAGCAGAAACGCCGTTGTAGTTGGTAGTCATTGTGTAGTTTGCGGAAATCGTCTGAGTGTTTTCCCACACAGCACCACCAGCCGCCGCACTAGCCCCTGAACCCGGAGGCCCGACCGGGCCTGTGGGGCCTGTGGGGCCCGGACTCCCTGTGGGGCCTGTGGGGCCAGTGGGGCCCGTTGGCCCAAGGGTTCCAGAAATGCCCGCAATAGAAAATGCCCAAGATGTAAACGTGGGGCCACCGGACAAATTGAAAGCATCTACGTTTACCGTAATAGATGAGTTTGTGGTTAGTGCAGTGATGTTGCCTTCCACCCAAGTTACGGTAGAAACGGCAATTACGCGAACACGGTCACCAACAATAAAAGCTCCGGTATTAGCAACAGACCAGACTTTAGACCCGGTGCCAACAACCACAGAACTTGTTGAGGTAGTGCTTGCATACCCCAAACCAGTAGAACCAGTTGGCCCCGTTGGCCCCGGACTCCCTGTCGGCCCCGGACTCCCTGTCGGGCCTGTCGGCCCCGTGAGCCCTGTGGGGCCTGTCCCGCCAGTCGGGCCGGTCGGGCCAGTAGGAATTGTGAAATTGAAAATAGCCGCACTAGACGTGCCGGTGTTTGTAACAACCGCTGAACTACCAGCCGGGCCAGTTGTTGTCGTGCCAACAGTTATTGTTGCCGCCGTGCCTGGGCCACCCGGAGGCCCTGGGGGGCCAATCCCGCCACCGGGGCCGGTTGGGCCAGTGGGGCCGGTTGGGCCAATAGCCCAAGAGCGTTGCGCCGTTGAAGAAGTGTATGTGCCGCCGTTTGGAATGTCCGTGAAACCGGGATTCCAACGGAGCGCATTTGTGTCGCCGTTCCAAGTACAAATTGGAATCCAGTTTGCGGCAATAACTTGGTTATCTGTGTAAACCTTCAACACAAAAAAACCAGAGTTGTAAGTGTAAGCAGAGCCAGATGTTGGAACGTAATACAGCGTTGACCATGCCGACATGGTGTAAGACGCTGGACCAATATCAAAATAGCCAGACGATCCAAAAGATTTGTTAACCGGGATGGCGATAACTCGCGCACTCCAAGACACCACACCTGTGCTTGAACTCCAAGTAACTGAACCACCGCCGGATAATGACCAAGGCGCGGCAGTGGTGGAATAATCCGTAGGCCCTGTTGGCCCCGTAGGCCCCGTAGGCCCCGGAGGGCCTCCCGGCCCCGTTGGCCCCGTTGGCCCCGCAATTCCTTGAGGCCCTTGTGGCCCCGTTGCTCCTTGCGGGCCAGCCGGGACGCCAAAGTTAAACACCGCCGCACTTGATGTTCCGCTGTTGCTAACAGTCGCAGGCGATCCCGCAGTCAAAGTGCTAGTCGTTCCAACAGATATTGTTGCGGCAGACCCCGGAGAGCCTCCCGGCCCTGTGGGCCCTGTGGGGCCGGTGGGGCCAGTCGGGCCTGTTGATCCTGTTGGGCCGACTGGGATGCCAAAGTTCAAAACAGCGGCAGATGATGTGCCAGAGTTGGCAACACTTGCGGGAGAGCCAGCAATCAGTGTTGATGTTGATCCAATACTGACGGTCGCCGCCGTTCCCGCTGTGCCAGTCGGGCCAGTCGGGCCGGTCGGGCCGGTCGGGATAGTGAAATTCAGTACAGCCGCGCTAGATGACCCGCTATTCGTCACGCTTGCAGAACCACCCGCCGGACTTGTCGTGGTAGGGCCGATGGCGATGCTTGCCGCAGTTCCCGTTGGGCCTGTCGCACCAGTCGGGCCAGTTGGGCCAACTTGTGTGTACATGATTTGTTGCGCCGTCAAAATAACGGCAGGCGTACGAGGCACAGTTGGGCTGACTTTAGACGGAACAGTTTGAATGCTGACGTTGACGTTAGTCACAGACCACACAAATTGAATGTAGTCACCAGCCGCCACAGTAAACACATAATTTACCGTTCCAATCAAACCGCCATTCACGCCGCCATGACTGTTCGGTACGCTAAACACGCTGTTTGAATCAGCCATGTCTGCGCCATTTTTGCGAAGCCACAAATTAGCGTCATGAATTGACGTATCTGTGCTGATAAATTGAACGCTTATCGTAATCGAGTATGTGCCAGCGTAAGTGAACGTGAGTTGATTTCCGCTGACAATGCTGACGCCATTGTTCCCGGTAATGGAGTTGATGTTCAGCACATAGGCGGTCGTTGTATTTGCCGCCGTCTGGTTTGTGGTGTCGTAGAACGAACCATAATAACCAAGCGCACCACCTGCACCAGTCGGTCCAGTGGGTCCGGTCGCGCCAATCTGAATGATCTGTTGAGTGCCGTTGTCTTGCTTGATGAACAGCTTTCCATCTCGCGTGTTGATAGCCAACTCGCCAAGATCAAGATCGGCTGTCGTAGGTTGCTTACCCAGAACAGCCGACCGCTTCACCTGAATTTTATTTGCCATGTGGCATCCCCTTTGTTGCTATGTAGCAGGGCAAGTTTTAGTAAGTGCCGCCGTCCACGTTGATTTGTGTCGTAGCCAATGAAGTGAGTTGACCTTGAGCATTGACAGTCGCAAGCAACGTGTCAGTCGCAGTGCCATAAGAGCCAGCAGTCACTGCGGTGTTGGTGATGCTGAAGGTTGTCCCTGTGAGCGTCAATCCTGTGCCAGCCGTGTATGAGCCAGCACCAGAGAATTGTGCCCAAGTAACTGCGGTCGTGCCAAGAGTGCCTCCGGCGTTGGACGTACAGACCCAACCTGTATCCGCTAACGTGGTGCCGCTTTCAACAAACGTGTAGGCAGACGGGAATTCTGACCATTGGTTCATGTCAGATGAACGTGCCCAAGCAGTTGCGCTCGCAACATAAATTCCGTTGTCAGCCGCCGCCGTTTGGTTTTTAACCAAAACACGATCACCCGCCGTCAACGCAGACGCCCAATCACCACCGGATTGAGTTGCAAGGCCGGACAGCGTGATGTTTCCGGTAGTGCCCGCCACGCAAGATGCTTTGGTGTCCAAACCTTGAGCCACGTTGTCAACGTAGTTCTTTGTCGCGGCATCCTGTGCGTTGACCGGGTCAAGCAAATTTGTGATGTTCTGGCTGTTGAAACTGTATGCGCTGGTCGGCGCGCCAATGTCATTCAGAATCGCATTCGCGCCAGCAGTCGCAAGACCTTTGGCGTTGATTGTGATCTTGGTGAACGTGCCAATGTTGGAGTTGACCGTTGCCAGAGTGCCCGTGCCGGTGACATTGCCGCTACCGTCAAAAGACCCGCTGGTGTAGGCCATATCGCCGGTGATGCTGATCGTGCGACCAGTCGCCAGCGTAGTTGCTGTGTTGGCATTGCCATTGATCGAGCCGCCAATGGTGCTGGAAAAAGTCTTGATGCCGCCAACGGTCTGGTTAGTGCTTGTGTCAACAAACGCACCATTGCCTGCAATCGGGATGATGGACGTTGCAGAGCCGCCTGCGCCGCCCGTGCCGGTGCCGTAGTACAGCACATTTGTTTGCTCGTTGAATGCCAATTCGGCATTGGCTAGTGTTGTGGGTGCGCCAGCACCGCCACCAGAGGCGCGCCGTTTGATTCGGATTGTGTTGGACATGATTGTTACTCCAGATTAAAAGTTTCCACCATCGGTGATTTCGGTTTGTGGCACATTTGTCCACTTGCCATCGAGCCACATCAGCGCGTCATAGTTGTGACAGATTCCCAAGTCGATTGGGTATCCACCGATGTTGGATTCTCCTGATGGGCCGGGAGGCCCAACAATCCCGCGATTAAGCGCGATTACGTTGCTTGGCAAAGGGGTGATTTTTGCCGTGATGTTGTTGGCGTCATTGACCCGTACAGCAATACTTGGCATGGTTACTCCACAACGATGCCGTCAGAGCGCACCAAGAACAGCAAGAAAATGATGGCGTCATCAGGCGGGTTAGACAAGTCTGCCGGGAAACTGATTTTGATGCGCCCGGAAAACCCAACACAATCCTGTGCGTTGATGTCTAGTTCTGGGTCGGTGTCAATCAAATCCCAAGCCGAATCATCAATCACCAGCGTGAAAAAACCGTTGACGTCATCCCGGTTGACGATGCTCAAAGGGATAGACGGGGGCGTTGGCGTGTAGTTGCCAATGTCAAACGTCAAGCCGTTGCGAGAGTCTTGGATGTTGGTGAGTTCGCGCCGAATGATTTGCGCATCAATGGCGGCATCAGTCAGGTTAATCGGCGTGATGTCATCATCAGCCGTCATGTTCAGATTCCAGTAAGTTTTCTGTTGCCAGACCAACTCACCAGCAATGATCGGGTTGTCGAACCCGGACACCTGCGTCAAGGTGTTTTTGTTAAATACAGCCATGTCTTCCCCTGTCTCGGGTGGTGACGCTCCCTATGTACTCACAGGGCTACGGATGTCTTGTATTGTCGAAGAAAACCAAAATTCAAGCAAATGCGTAGACTTTGAGAACAAAGTTGGTGTTGCTGATCAAGCCCAAGTTGTACCAGTTAGTTCTATTCGAAATGACCATCTGAGAACCACTAGACCAGCCAATCTGTGTTGAATTGCACCAAGGCATCTGTTGATATGCACCGTTATCAACGCCGTTAATCATCACTTCAGATTCGTCACCAACCGCCCAACCGTTATTTGCTACGGTGCAAACAGCTACCAGCCGCACAATTCGCGGGACGGCACCAAGAGTATGTGTAACGGTGTATGCCTGAGAAGTCGCAGTTGGGCAGTTTTGAGTTGCAGATGTGAAAGATTTGATCGGCGCAGTACCAATGTTGTCTTGATTGATACCGCTGGTTCCACTGATTGTGACTGCCATTTTGATTCCTTACGCGCTCAAGGCGCGAAGTTCTGCGGTGCTGGTGCAAGTATCAGCCAACATGGTAATGTCACGCAAACGCTGTTTTTCCGCAACGATTGCCGATGTGTCTGCACCCGACTCCAAGGCGCGCTGAAAAGCAACGTCTTGCGCCGCGAGCAACGGCGCACGTTCGCGCCGCAAACGCTCTTTCGTCAAGCCTTTGGCTTTGTCCAGATTGACCGTGACTACGCCATTGGCTTGTTCCCAAGCGTTGAAAAAGTCGTTGTCTGCTTCAGGCAATGATGCCGCATCAACAATGAAACTCTGTTTGCCAGCGGGTATATCTTTCCCCTGCACTTGCTCAATGCTGAGTTCGCCAGTAGGGACGCAGACAGAAACGCCGCCGTTGTCGTTGGTGTAAACGATGATTTTGTTAGTTGTCATGTTAGTTCCTTTGGTTTATCAATCAAGCAAAAACAGTAATGTTGCCATAGTATGGGTTTTGGTTGGCACTGAAATTTGTAAACAGAACAGACATTGAGGTAGTTGTAGGCGCAAGCGCATAGGGAGAGGCGGCTTGTGCAAATATCATTGGAGAGCAATAAGCATTCAGTGATGTATTGATAGAGCCGCCACCCACGGCGTTATACGATGCATTTGGCATCGCCGTTGTAAAAGTTATTGTGAATTGCCCACCGGCGACATAGGTAATGGAGCTTACATTGTACGACCCGTTAATGGTCGGCGTAGTTCCAGACACGGTAAATCTCACCCAAGCCTTTGCAGAACCTTGGATGCAGTTGGTTGCTGATGTGCTGTTTGTGCCATCGCTGAGAGTCGAGATTGTTAGTGTTCCGGGCATGATTTACCTTTCAGCGGAAGCAAGCAACGGCAGCTACGCCGGTATATGAAGCATTTGTACCAGTCAGACGCACGGTTGATGTGGTTTGCCCATTCAACCAGTACAAACGCCCGTAAGGATCACCAGATGGGTTTGCGCCTCCAATAACGGTGGCGAAATTGGCATCCGCAAACGCGTTAATGAAATTCACAGTGTGGTCAGCTTGGCTTGTGAACGTAACGCTACTGACGTTGAACGAAGCATATACGGTAGTTGATTGAGAATCGAAACATACCCACGCCCGGCACAATGTACCGACCTGAGTGCCACTTGTGTTCTGAAAAACTGGCGGGGCACTCAGGCTTGATTTAATTGTATCAGCTACGATTGTTCCTGCCATGATGTTTCCTTAAACTACGACCCAAGTTGAGTCCGTGGAGATTGTGACGGTTGCCCCAGTGTTGATTTGAATCGGCCCGGCAGTCACAGCGTTTTTACCGACCGGGATAGTGTAACTCGTTGTGACATATTGGTCATTCAAATAAAACACGCTGTCTGTGCCGCCGCCGGTCGCGCCAGACACGTTTGGCCCGGAAACCCAAGTTGAGCCATTGGACAATAAGGCGTTGCCGCTTGGGCCGGGCGCAACAAACTGAACCGGGCTTGTACCGTTCCCGATAACCACGTTGTTTGCTGTTAGCGAAGCCTGACCCGTCCCTCCGTTGGCGACTGGAACAGCATTGACCAAGCCGTCAGCCGCATCCAAGCGACCGCTTGAATCAAGGTTGTTGGCAAGTTGTGAAAGGTTGAAGGCTTGTGTCATGTGTTTCCTTACGCCGCCCCTATTCTGGCAAAAGTTTGTTGGTTTATCAAGGTGACGTCATTGCTGAACGCCGTGGTTAGCGTGTAATCGTTTGCAGTCGCCGTGTACTCAGTGCCGGTAGCAAACAATGCGCCATTCGCATACAGAAGCAACGACAAGGGATTGGAATTGAAACTGTACACAGTCTGACCATTTACTGAATAAATGATCGTGTTTGTTTGTTGAGAAATCGGCTGGCCCGTATTGCTCGCGGCAAACACGATGATAGAAAATCGCCCAGTGATTGTTCCGGGAAACCCGTTCAATGTTCCGGCGGCATAGTCGTAATCAATCTCATTCAGCGACACGCCGTTGATGTGTAGGTACTCAAAACCGTTGGGAATGTAAAACGTGTCTGGCGTGTATTCAGTTTGCGCGACCAAATCAACATCCCACCGGCTGAATGCCGTGTATGGCAACCCCGCGCCACGGAAACGATAAATCACTTGGTTGTCGATTGCCGCGACCGTTGTTGTGAACGTGATTTGTTTTGTGTTGTAGTTGACTGATGACACCGTGTATTGGGTCGGCGTCCCGGTCGCAATGAATGTAATAAGGTCGCCAGCGTTGATTTTCTGATACGGCAAGCCCGTGTAAGTGACCACATTAGACGCAACTGAACCAACATAAATGTTCAAGGGCTCATAGTAGTCGCCTGTGCTGACCGCCTTCATGTTCAACGCAACGATTGTTTCGCCAGCAGAGCAAGCAACATTCAATGTGAAATTGCTTGTTGTTTCTGAGTATTCAGAAGGATCAAGCATTACGCCATCCCGGAATATCAGCATATTTCCAAGGATGTGCGTGATGGTGAATACGGTTTGACCTGATGTCGCAATGAACACCTGATTGGTGAAGAAAAATTCGTCTGGCGCAGAGAATCCAACCACTCGCCCATAAATGTCAACAGTCAGTTGTGCCGCATTGAATGTCGCTTGCCTGATGCCGGGGCCAAAATTCAAAAAGCGATCAAGCTGAACCTGCATTGAGCCTGATGTGTTGTTTGTGATGTTCAATGTCCCGTCATAGATCGTCCCAGAGCTTGTCCCAATCGAAACCACTTGCCCTGTGCGCTTGTCTAGGTCGATGTAGTTCACGCCATCAAGCATGGCACTCCAAATCGTTCTGTCATACGTTGATGTGTCGCTTGGCACAAACGTGCTGTTGGTCGCGGCGTATGTGGCAGAGCCTGTGGCAAAAGTGAATTTGCGATTTGTCCTGTTACAAAACAACAAATATTGATTCGCCCCAAATGAGGGAGTCGCCAAATACCATGTGTAGTCAGCGGGATTGGTGCTGATGTTGTTTGTGGGCAGATTCAACAGCCCAAAATAAGCCTTGTATCGAGCATCGAGGCTGAAACCGCCGCCATTGATGTTGTCGGCGTAGGCGACAATCAAATAACGATCTGTGTATTGAAATGTGTATGGACGCCAACGCAAAAGGGCAGACGATGGCGTGAAATCGCTTGTACCCAAAGCGTTGACCATCTTTGCGGAAAAATACCAATCGCCATCGGGGATGTTTATCAGCGTGGCTGTTGGGATGAGTGTTCCGGGATCGTAGGGGTTGCCACCGGGATTGACCGCGGTCACACCAGCAAACACTCTTTGCGCGTCTGTTGGGTACTGGTATGCTGAATAATAAATTTCCGCATACTGCGTGATGCCTGCCAATGGCACTGTTACAGACACGCCAAAAGACGGGATAGCCGCAGTTGAGTTGTTGTTCACTATGGTAGGTGCTGTCAACGCTCCAAAGCCAAGAGGCGATCCAATGCCAGTGTTGGGGGCCGGAGTGAATTGCGTGACGTTCACATCATCATAGACCGTGGGGTTGTATTCCATCAGGGTCAATGACGCCGTGATCTGCCCGTCATCGCCAAATGTTTCTACAACTTGGCTGATTCGAAACAATTTCGCCGCCCAACCGTAATTGATGTTTGTGATTGTCACAATATCGCCAGCCTCAAGCTGAATGCCGGCAAAGTTGACATCTACCTTGACCTGCAAATCTTCGCGCGCACCTTCCAAGAATCTGTTGGCAAGGTATTGAGCGCGAACACTGTTGTTCACCAGAGGCAAGCTGATGGTTTGTTTGTTGACGGGTTCGTTTGGATACAACAAAGACGGATTGACAACAGCAAGATCAAACGTAGCAGAATTGAACGTGTCTTTTGCCGTGCCATCGGCAAATTTCACTTCAGCAATGTTGTAGCTACTGGCAAGATCAATCGGAGTGATTTGAATTGCCGACACCATGTTGCTGTCATTGATGTCCATCGCAATCGTGTATGTAGGCGACTGAACAATCACGCCCCATTGACCGGTAATTTCGTTGAATTTAATCAAACAATCACAACATGACGCCATGGTTTGCATATTGGTCATGATTGTGTTGTTCGTTTCTAACATCCCGTCAAAACGAAACCGAGTTTGCGTTGCACTGCCGCCCTCATACGTTGTGTAGGCCATTGTTTGATCGCAATAATCATTCAAGGCCGTCAAAGAATTTGTATTGATTTGAGTGCTGTCCAATGCCGCGCCATAGCGCGTTGAAAACAAGTAGTCTGAAAAACAATCTCCGGGCTTGTGTCGGCTGTTAGTGATCTGGAATCTTGTTTGTTGCAATCCGGTCAAATTCGCAGACTGGCTGTATGTGATTTCGATAATCGCAAACGCGCAGTTGCTCATTAGCTTGGTGTTGTCCCATGTGTACACCAGATCGGGGTTCTGCATGATCTGGATGGCGGTCAAGTTCGTGTTTGCGCCATTTTCAGAGCCGTTTTCAAACAGATAAATGTTGAGCTTGCCGTTAACCGTTGTGTCTGTGACGTTAGTTGATTCATCAAGCAACCCGGTCACTTTGTATTGGTCTGTTGGATCAAACACGCAACGCTTGCCGCCCCAATACACATTGCCAAACGTGATCGTGTCAGGCGTACCGTCACTCTCTGTGTTGGTAACCTCAGACAGAGCCAACACATAGTAGATTTTTTGGTTGTTGTTCGTGATGCTAAGGTCGGTGACTATCCCGCCAACGTATGCTGTGCCATACACAACAGGCAATTTGTTATCGCCAGCAGGCGGCAGTTGCTGATTGTTTCCGGGATTAGGCGTTGAATCGTTCGTGTTGGGGCCTTGAGCACCGAATGCTTTGCTGATGATTGAAGATGCCACCATGTTGATGGCGAATGCTGTCGCATAGTAGGCAAACGTGCCCGACACAAAACCAAAAACACTTGCGGCAATAATTGAACCCGGCATTTACATCACCCAAAATTCTTCAAGTTTTTGAAAGCCATACCGACCGTAATTCAGATCGGGGCTGTTTACCATTTTGCTTATAAACACGTTGGTCACTCGCCCGTCTTCCTTCAGTTTCGCGCCTTCCTCAAGGTAGCGAGACAACAAGCGAAATCCGGCTGTGCCGCCTCGATGCTCTTGCTTGACGTAGTAGGCAAATTCTGAAAGCAAAAAATGCTTTGGCGACCAGATGCTTGGCATGATGCCAGCAATCAACACGCCGACAATTTCGTTATCTACATCTGCCACAAGGACAACACCTTTGCCAGCAGACAATTCGGTAATCATTTGCGTCACATATTCGGCATCATCTGCGTCTTGCAGAAACCCATAGGGCATATTGGCCCGATACTCGCGCAACAGGTCGAGTATTGCCGGGACGTCAAAGGGCGATGTTTTACGAACCTGCGGGCGCATCTTTGCCAAACGCATAGTTGATTGTTTCGATGAAGCTAACACGATTCATTGACGTATCGCCGTTATTGAAGAATTGCCAAGAATTGTTGTTGGTGTATCGACCGGCGATCCTGTTTTGCAATATGAGCTGGATAGATGATGCAGACACGGTGATCGTGCCGACATACATCCTGACTTCTTCCATCCATTGTTCGGATATGGCGAACGATGTGACGATGCCGTCAAAAAATTGATACAAGCCGCCAGTGCCGCCAGTAGTCATGAGCGAGCCATTGGTGTCAAAAAACCCGTGCCACATTTGTATGGCAGAACCTTTGACACGCTGTCCAAGCACCCAACCAAGCATTGACGTATCAATTCCCACCAAAGTCACGGTGGTTTCGTTTGCCGTGCTTTTGATGTCGCGCTGTACGTTGCCGACTTTCATGAGTGTACCGACCGCATTGAAGGGCTGTGAGTCAATAGCTGAAACCGTTATGTTGTTTGGGGCAGTCGTGAATCTGTAAGTAGCAACACCGGTGTTAATGCGAATGAAATCCGCAATTCGGATGTTGCTTGTGCCGTCAACTGGTGGGATGATGTTCATAGGACGATCTCAAACGCTTTGAACGTGCCATTCCAGCGAATGTAAGAGTCATTGGTCATGGGCACAAGCGTGTAGGTCGGGTATTCGCGCAATACGACAGGAAATGTCACGCCTGTGTAGTTGGTGCCGCCCATGCTTACAGTGGTTCCAAACTCTCCCGCAACACAAGCAACGGACGAACCAAGAGCAACCATCAAGTTGCGGTGTACAGGGACATTGACGGTTGATCCGCTTCCGCGCACAACATCGGCTGTGACGATGTAGGAATACAGACCGACCTGAACGAAATCGCCAATCCGGAAAAGATATGCGGCAGGATCAATTGATGGCAATGAACCAAGCACCAAGGTTTTGTTTGCGCTTGCGGTTTGCCATTGACAGGCGGCAATCTGAACGCTTGTCATATCGCCTTGGTACTTGATGTAATTCAGCCAGCCTGTTTGCCCAAAATTCAGGTACTGAGTCAGTGATTTGTCCGGGATGCGTAGGCTGTTGAGCGTTGTCCTGTTCTGTGAATACAGCAGGTAACTCATCGGCGACAACTCAAACGCAAAAGGCACAACAGTCAAAATTTCTGACGTAGTGATTTTTTGGTTGCGGCTTACCGTCTGACCGACAAATCGCTGGTCATTGATCCCAACCGACTCACAGATTGAAAGGATTGTTTGTAGGCTCATGTCACTTGCTCACGGGTAATGAACGCTGTGCGGATTGATTTGCGGCCCAAACTGCTTGTTTATTGCGCGACAAAAATTGAATCCCGGACTGCGTGTCGATTGCGTTCATGCTTTGGATAAACGGGCCGTTGTAATTGATGGTCTGACCGCCGCCCATCATGCCAGCAAGCGAATGGTTGGGGATGATTGTCCCGGCTGATTTGGGAACAAACAGTTCAGGGCCGCGCTCTCCCACAAGGCTTGCTTTGCCGACCGGAGGGTCGCCGCCATCGGCAAAACCCAATGACCCCGCGACCTCCATGCCGCCAGCATCGTTCTTAAAACCGCCGCCGAACAGCGAACCAAAAATGCCGCCGCCACCGCCGGTCGCCATACGCAACATCGCCACTGCTTGAGCTTTCATCTGAATGGCGATCAAATCCCGGATGACGCTCTTGGCAAAATCGCCAAAAGCAAATTTGCCGGTTTTGACGAAATTGTCTATTGCGGCCTCCATGTTGCCAAACACGCTGTTGGCCATATCGCTTGCGATCTGCGCGGCATTGGTTCCTCGGTCAAGGATTTGGTTCACGGCTTTTTCGAGGCCATATTCAAACGTGCGTTCTTTTTCCATTTGGCCCATACGCAAATCGTGCCGCGCCTTCTCAAACTCCATTTGTTTTTGTATGGCGATGATTCGATTGTTGTTGGCCTCGGCTTCAGCCGACAGTTCCTCATCAGGCAACGCCTCAATGAATGAAGGCAAAGCCTCAAGCTGTTTCCTGAGTTTTTCGATGCTTGCCTGATAGTCAACAGTCTGTTTGGCCCTTGCTTTTTCGTTGTCGTTCAACGCCATGTTCTGCTCAATCTGTATGTTGAGCAATTCGGTTGCGTAATCAATTTCCTTGATCTGCGTGTCAAGGATTGCCTTGTTGGTAGCCAGTCGCCGCTTTTGTAAATCTTCAGTGAGCTTGATCTTGCCTTGTAGGTAGCCCTCTTGGCGAACGCGCTCTGTTTCTGTGTCCAAAATATCTTTGGTGATTCTGGCTTCAGCAAGTTTCCTGTCACGATTGATGATGATCTGTTTTTCTTGCTGATGGAGTTTGGACAACTCAATGCCAAGCAGAATCGGGCTGTCTTTGTATTGATTTTGTAATTGAGCGCGCTGTGTGTTCAACCCGGCAAGAGCATTAGATGCCTCAACACCAATGCCAGCGACTTTCTGCGAATACTCATCCCATATCGGGATGCCTGCCAATGCTTCAGCATTCGCTGTTTTGATGCGTTCAGCCGCAAGGGCCGCGCCAGCCGCGATTTCTTGAGCAGTCAATCCTGATGTTGCGCCAGCGTCAGACGATGAATTGGATTTGGCAAGCCTCGGGTCATCAAAGCCTTTGCCACGGCTGTTTTTCGGGGTCGCAGAGCCAGACGCCCCAGAATAGATCGGGTTGCCCATTGCGTCATACGCAATATCATCAACACTCTCTGTTTTGCCTTTGGTTTCCCTTTGGTAGATCAAAAAGGCTGTTCCAGCCGCCGCCAGCTTCAACAACGCGCCAATAGGTGTTGCGATGGTCGCCACATTGAAAGCGACAGCCGCCGCTGTTGTCGCCTTGATGGCTGAAGCAATCGCCATGAACCCTTGAGCCGCCGCAACAAATCTTGAGGCCGCAAAATAAACAGCAACGCCTGCTAATGCGCCTTGGAATTTTTCAACAGACACTGTTCCATCGCGGGCCAAAGGCCCAATGAACGTGCTGAATGCGATCATCAGGTTGTTCAGGCTTGTCGTGAGGTTGTCCTTGATCTTGCTCACGCGCTCAAGGTTGTCACCGTATTTCTGCCAACCGCCTACGCCGCCTTTGATGATGGAATTGACTTCTTCAAGGTCAAGCCCCAAACCGCCTTTGCCAAGCTGTTTGCGTAACTGTGCGGCGCGCTCAATCGGGTCTTGGATTTGACTCAGCGCGTCAATCACTCGCCGAATGGCGTCTTCAGGCGTGAGCCGCTTGATCTCGTCAAACCCGATCCCAAGCCTGCGGAAACCGTCAACCGCTTGCTGATTGCCTTCTTTGGCTGATTCGATGTTCTCAAACAGCTTGCCAATGATCTTGCCAGCCGCCTCGCCGGACGATCCTGCTTGCTGAAGCGCATGACTGAATTGCAGGGCAAACCCGGTGCTGACCCCAAACCCTTTCGCAAGATCATCAATCTTGTCAGCAAATGATGCCGTCTGCGCGATTAAAGCACCAAGCCCAAGCGACCCTACACCGACACTTCCTCCGAGCGTTTTCCATGCGTCCTGCAACTTCTTGAGGCCGCCCCCGAGGTCTTCAAAAGACTTTTGAAGCTGTTTGGCCTGCTGTTTGGCCTTGTCGGTCGCTTGATCCCACCCAACGGTGACAAGCCCCAACTTGACTGATAGTGAGCCGATCTGTGCCATTTATTTTTGATCCCATTTTGTGAATTTGCCGGAGTTCAGTTCGCTCCAGAGTTTGCGCCCAAGACGTTCAACCACCTCACTAGCATTCGATTGGAGCGCAGGCCGCAAAAATGGCTTGCCGCCGCCGTTGCTTGCCGTCCCAAATTCTTGAGCAAGACCAACAGGCCGGTTGTAATTGATGGTCTGAAATTTCCCGCGCCGGTTCAAAATCACTCGGGATGTTGAATCCTCTCGCTTGGGGTTGAGCGTGACACGGGCCATGTACATTTCGCCTTCATAATATTTGCCGCCCTTGTCGCGGCCTTTGGGCTTATGAACCTTGATGTACAGGTGATCCCGGAGTTGGTCGGTGTCGTGCGGCGCAAGTGCTCTGGCGCGCTCCAACACGGGGTAAAAAGCAAACATCAGGGAATTACGCCAGATTCGGTCGGTTTTGCCTTGCCCCACTTCTTGCTTGAGGTCTTCCATGTGCTTGAACAGTTCTTCAAACCCTTCAATTTGAAACGCTTGTACTGTCGCCATTTTTGATCCTCTCCATGCTGAAGCCGGGGGCTGAAGTCATGAAAGCCATTAGACCGGCTTGGGCCTTGTCTTGATCCAAGTCGGGGTTCTGGTCGTATTCTATGACCCAAGGGAAAATCTGTGTTGATTTATATTGCGGCCCATTAGGTGGACGCATATAGTTGAACACAGCCGTTGTCAGGGGCGTCAGGGCTTCATAAACGCTTCTGCTACCCAAAAGGCCGTCAGCGTACATCACGCAGATTTCAGACAGTGTTTCTTCGTCAATCTGCTCGATGGTGTCCATTGTGTGACCGTTGAAGATCATTGCGGCTTGGACTTGTGACCGCAATGATCGTCTCAGTTTTTTTTGACTTCCTTGTAACTGGGTCGAATGGCTTGCTCAATTTTTTCAACCATTTCCCTGATGATCGGTTCAGGGAATTCCTCTGAGATTTCCTCAAAGGTTTCGTTGATCGGTTCGCCAGTAGCAGACTGAAGCAGGGAAAAATACCGTTCAACCTGCTTGTGCCATACGCCAGACATTTGCGCTACCTGCCGGATGGACGTTCCATCCACAAGAATGTCGTTGTCCAACATCTTGATTTTTTCGCCATCCTGATTCAAAGCATCGAGAAAACCGTCACCGGCGTCTTTGAGGCTTGCCAACAGAGGCCGGGACAAATCGTCATAGATTTTGTCCACATATTCTTTGTCGGGGCTTGTGATAGCCGCTGTTATTTCTTCCAGTTCACGCTTGACCGGGATTCGGACTTTCAATTCAAATTCCACATCGTTGAATTTGACTTTGATTGCTTTGAATCGAGCCGCCGCCCGAATGGCCTCGTAATTTTGGCCCAACTTGGTTGCGATTGCCATGTCAGATTCCCCCCCGGATCATTCGTGTGTAAATGGAATTGTTGAGTGCTTTGACGTAGTCAACAATCTCATCGGGGGTCATTTTGTCGGCGTGACGGGCCGCGATCTGATGGACAAGGCTGATGCCTGTCATCTTCTGTTGGAGAAAACCGAACCATTGTTTGCCGTCTTTTTCAGCGGCCTTGTCCAGAAATGCCAACAGATCGTCTGTGTTCCTGACTTCGTGGGGCGTCATATATTCTCTTGTGTTAAGCCCCCACCCCGTAGGGTGAGGGTTGGTTGCGGATCAAGTGTTGTTGGACCAGCCGTAGCTGTTGCCGCCAACAGGGTGAAGGGTAAAGTTGAATTTGCCTTCAGCACTGGTGTTCATGTCCCAAGACATACCACCAACGCGAGCGTTGAACGAATAAGCAACCGTGTTGGTGCCGTCATACACAGCGACAACATAGGTGCGAATGGTCGTGCCGTTGTAGCCGTCAGCGCGAATCAGCAACTGAGCCGGATCAGCCGGGTTCCAAGCGCAAACCACAGCCAAAGAGGTCACTTGGTTCTGCGTGGTGATCTTCGCGCCAGTACGTGCGCCAGCAACAGCATAAGCCGCCACGGCGTCATCAGCACCAAACGGGGGGATTGTTTCAACAGGCACTTGCAGGCCCGTGGTGGGAGTTCCAGTGCCGCCAGCAGACGTGCCAATGATCTGAGCGACTTGGCCCGTCCAAGTAGACAGTTGCGCGTCAGTCAAGGGCGTGGGAGAGGCATCGTCTTGACACCACAGCGTTGCTGTATAACCGGGTAAAACCTTGTTGATTAAAGCCATTTTGATTTCCTTTGCAAAGTTGGTTGAAATCTTGTCTTATCAGGTTGGAATGTACAACGTGCAGTCCAAGAAAATTTGGGCCAGCTTTTCGTTGTTATCGTAGCTGTTGTAGAGCCACATAACATCGGCTTTCGCCACGAAAAAACCGCCGTTTGACGGGTTGCCAAACGTGCCGCTGTACCCATGAAGCGATTGTAGTATTTGATTGGAAATTGTGAAACCGTCTTCTATCTGAGTCGTGAAGATGGAAACCTGAAAAATCGGGGTGTCGATGCCCTTGTTGTCTTGTGTCTGGCCCGTGTAGACCGGCTGGTGGACGTTGCGCAGATTCCAAGTCAGGAATTTCGGTTCGGTCGCATAGTTCCGGTTGAAAGACGCATACACCGGCACAGGCGTGACGATCTGCGCCAGTTGGTACTGAATCGCCGCGCCAATGACAACTGGATTGTTTTGTGCCATTTATGCCGCCGTTTGTGGGTCGTTGTGGTAGCACAGAAACAGGACGGTCATCCTGTCATCGGCTTCACGGGCATCATCAATGCGCCAATCAACACCGTTCCAAGTGATGGAATATGCGTGTTGAGTGTTCGCCATCAGCTTTGTGTTGGGCGTGTAATTCAAAGTGAAGTTCACAAGGCCCTGATACAGCCGGTATTTTTCGGAAATTTTCAGGCTGTTGGCGACCGCATGGACGCGCGCACGGGTGTCGAACCACTTTGTCTGTGTAGTAGTTTGCTCACCAAATGAATTCTTCCCAAAGGTGAGATTGTTGACTTGAATGTTCTCAAATCGTGCAATCGCCATGTCACATCACCAAAGGTTTGTAGGGGCGCAACAAGGTTGAAATCCCAAACGGAATTTCCTTCAGGTTGTGATCGGTCGTGTTACTGCGGTTGTTGTAAAAGTGCGTCACCAACAGCAGGCCAGCCATTTTCACCACGGGATATGCGGCAATCGGGTTGTCAACGCAGGTGTATTCGCAAAACACCGGCGATGTCATCGACATATTGAGGTTGGTTGGCAGGTTAGCCAGCACAATTTTGTTGCCAGACGGGTCGTAATAGTATTCCGTGGGGTCAACTGTGTTCAACACCGGGGGCGTGTCGTTCGTCCAATATTTCACTGCGCTGACCGTGACCCCCGGCATTCCGGGATTGACGTTCTGGCTCACTGCGGGCAAATCAAGGGTCAAAGGCGCGCCATACAGGCTTGCGGCGTTGTACCAAACCCGGTAAGACGTGGCAAAGATCGACATGCCAAGGTAGTCCTCAATGGCCTGTCGCACAGCCAAATCCAGCATCTGAACATAGCTGTCCTGACTCTCGTCACCAAACAGGTTCAACTGATCGGTGATTTCATTCAGGGTCAACCAAGCAGTTTCGTTGTCACGATTGATCTGCTCGATTTTTTCATAGTTGAACGGGTTGCGCGTGGGCGCGCCCAAGTTCAAATATCCAACAGCTTCAACAGACATGAAACCCCCTGTTAGGCGGCAGACATACGAACACCGGCAAACGGATCACGCACGGTGCTTACAACACGCTTTTCAGCGTACAGTGTAATGAAACCGGGGGCACTTTGCTCATACATCTGAACATTCATTTCCTCGGTGTCGCCAATGGTCAAAAAGCGATTCCAGTTGGCAAGGTAGATCGGGAAAGCAGATGACAGGTAAGGGTTGGGGATGACCGGGAAACCGAACACATGACCGATAGCGGCCCCGTCTTTTTCGCCGATTTCCAAGAACAACGGCAGACCTTGGCTGTCCTTCAGTTGACGCAGGGATTGAATCATCGCCGGGGTCATGTGCCAAGCCGTACCAGCCAATGCCCAGTATTGAGGGGGCAGAGCGTTGACCATCGACACGATGCTGTTGTAGGCGACCGCGCCGCCACTCAGGGACACGGTGGCAATGCTGTGAATGCCGCTGGTGATTGCCGTCCCGGACGTGCCGAATGCGCTCGTTGAGGCACTGGTGTACATATCCAAACCGCGCAGACCGTTCGTTGCGCCGGTGCTGGTCGTAGTGCTTCCTGCTTGATCGTTATTGCCGACCATAGACGCGCCCTCAAGCTGGGCGAATTCCAAGGCCAAATCTTCGACCAGCACTTCAGGCAGGTTGTTGACGTCAGACAGCACAGCCGTTCTGACAGGCAACTGCGCGACTAAAACACGCACGGGCAGTTGCCAAATACTTGTGTTCACGTTGGGTGAACCGCTGTT